CAGCGGCGTCATGCCGGCAATCATCTCGCCTTCGTATGGCGTGTATGGCGTATCAGCTATTTCAACTCCGCGCGGCAGGATGTTTTCGCGGATGAAATCTTCCTGCCACTGAGGCATTTTAGTTGTTTGCGTCTTGGTCGAACTCATTAGCTCAGCTCCATCTCATAATGCCTGCGCGTTTCACGGAAGGAAGCCGCTTCTGCGTATTTAGCAAAACCCTTGCGACCGTCAGTTTCAATCGCGTCCATTTTAGCGTCTTTAGCTATTTTTGTCAAAGTGGCCAGAGCCTCGCCGGCCCAGAGGTGCATGTCCTCTCCACCCATCCACTCAATCTTCATATTGCGACGCAGCGGGTGGTGCAAAATGCAAGTCACGACCGACGCCATTGGGGTGCCGTCAACGTAAACCATCCACAATAGAGACATGCCGTCGTATAGATCTTGGATGATGTGATCGGCGCCCACGTTGCTTTGGCGGTCTGTAGACATCGCTATGAAGCGGCGCGCGTCGTCGATCACCGATGGAAGGTTCTCCGGCAATACTGCGAACATTTCCACCTTGGGATCTTGCCGCGGCTCGAAGCTGACATTTATGACGTTTTCACTGGTCATCCATGCAACCTCGTAATTGACAGTGTCGAGGCCGGGAGCGCTGGCCGGGGCGACGCCGCAGCCGTATGGTTCAGAAAGCCGTTGGTGCTATCAACCATAAAGTTGACTTCAAGGTAATCCCCAGCGGCAAGCGTAAAGACTTGCGTCCTTGATGTAACTAGCGTTGCGTTGTTTTGATGCAAAGCCGCTGCCATTGCGCTGTCATCCACGTTGGTTCCGTTAATGCTGGGCCAGAAGTAAAAGTGTACAGTGCTGCCGGAGCTGGATGAAACTTGCGCAGAAAACGAAAGAACGTACTGCCCGGCTTCCTCAAACACAATACGGGATGCTGGCGTGCCGAGCGTAATCCCGTGGTTATGCGACATAGCATCGTATGTTAGCTTATACGCCGTGTTAGCGGACGCTGCGGTAACGTCTGACGTTATAATAAAGTCAGCGTGACCATCTTCTAAAATAATCTGCCGCCACTCGCCGTTTTTACTGACCACCGGGTAGCCGTTAATCCGATCCCATAGCAAAACGCCATCCTCTGCCGCCGACACAGACGCATCTTTGGCGTCGAGCTGGTTCAGAGCCTTGCCAAGGTAGCGCCGCATATTCTCTGCCCACGCCGATAAGTCCAAAGTGATCGGAGGGACAACTCTCATCGACGCCCGCCCTGCCGCGCATCAAGCCGCATGATGCCGACACGCCAATCCGTTGCAACACTACCCTCAACCCGCATACGCACCTGACGCCCTTGGAAGCGCACCGATGTCGGGTTGCTCATGTTGAAAGGCCCGTATTCGCTCTCAGAGCCATTTGGATAGAAACGTGTTTTAAACGTGGCAGTCACATCGCCCTGCGTCTTTTCGTCGGGGATAAGCTCAACAACATTCATCAGGTTGTCGCCTGCTCCGATAGAGATAGGCCCGGTTTCAGCAAAGGGAGTGCTTGAGCCGTAGCTGTAGCCGATCTCATGCTCGTATAGCTCGCCATCGCTTGCAATGAACATTGGGTAACGGAACACGCCGCGATCAACGCCAGCGGTGCGATCCATTTCGCCTGTGATCCAGATGTTTTCGACAAAGTCATAGGCAACGTAGCGGTTGCACTCAAGGCTGTCTGCGCTTGGGTAGAACCACCAAATTTCGTTCCAAGCGCTGTTGACCACGCAAGAAACTTTAGAGCGCTGATCCTTGTTGATGTCGCTGAATACATAGTCGGCCACATCGCACGGGATACTCTGCACCCTGCCACCGGAGTAAACGAAGAACCCACGCAGACCCATCCAAATCACGCCGTTGTCAACAGAAGCCGCCGCGCGGGATGCTATAAGCCCACAGGAGGTTCCAACGCGCTCCACCCCATAAATAAACGGGGGGCCGGAATAAGTAAGGCTGTGGGCATCCTCTGTAGTGAGGATCAGCGACTGACCGCGTGTGCGCAGCCCAGCTAAAATAACGCCGTTGGTTTGCAAGTTTATGTCGCCAGCTTCGTTTGTAGCTGCGGGCGTCCAAGTCGTATTGTCTTCGCGGTCTGACCACTGCACTTTGCGCGGATCGCCGCCAGCGCCGAAACATACGACAAAACGCTCTTCTGTCACCATCATGCCGGTACAATTGGTCGGCGCGTTTGCGATTAAAGCAGCGTCCGTTGCGGGGTTGCCCTGCCACTCGTATAGCTTGCCGTCATCGTATGACATGGCCAGCAGATACTCGCCCCAATTCTCCAGAGACCAAGTTGTAGCCGGGAGGATGGTTTCAGTGTCAGCGCGTGGCAAGCCGTATTCTTCGTTACCGTAAAACCCGCCGCCGTATGCCGTGTTGATGTTTGCGTCTACGCGGCCAGCGGTTAATCCAGAGGGTGTAATGTCAGTTGCAGTGCCATTTGCGTTGATAACGTACAGGCTGTTGTACGTTCCCGCCGCCACTTGGCGCAAGCCGTCATTCTCTTCCCACGCAATCATAGAGCGAACAACGCCGTTCAGATCGACGGAAGCACGTTGACGCCAGCCGCCAACGGGGCGCAGCGCATCCTCGTGCCAGCGTACAAGGTTAATGTCCCGCCAGCGGCCCTGAGACATAAGGTCAGTGCCGTTGCGGTACTGGCCTGCGGGGAGTTTGAGCGGGATTAGAGGCATGGCTTCGCCTTATGTTTTTACTACTAAACTTGTAGCAGATATTGCTGTCCCTGCAAAGACACTTGGATCGGCAGGGGTTGTGCCTAGCGTTCCGTCTGTCTGGACGTAGTAGCTCTGCCCTGCGGTAAGGCCAGACTGGTTTGTGCTGAGTGATCCGATGATGTCTACCGTGGCGCTGCTGCCGTTTGCTACAGAGCCGCCCTGAGACATGCCTATGTAGTTTTCGGAGGTGAGGTTGGTGGAGCCAACAGCGAAGACAGCAGCGGTTCCGTAAGATGAGTTAAGTTGATCTTGAAAGCCAATAACAACTTTATTTGAATTGCTATCAAATGCTGATCCAATGTTGTCAACCGCAGCGGACTCAAATACGCTTGGGTCATCAAAGCTAATTGACGTACCCGACACAGTGCCAGTAATTACAGTACCATATTGTGAGTTATTATAATCACTGTAAGAGATAACAACCTTGCCACTACTGCTGTCAAAAACTGCCGATGTGTAATTTGTAACGTCAGTGTTAAATTGTACTGACGATCCAAAGCTAATGCTTGTGCCGCTTACGGTTCCAACTATTGCAGTCCCTCTTGCACTCGCATTGTTATTTCTATAGGCCACAACAACTTTATTATTAACGCTATCAAAAGTTGCTGACGTATAGTTTGGCTCAACACTATGAAACACAACGGGCGTGCCAAAAGAGATGGACGTTCCACTTACAGTTCCAATAATTGCTGTGGCGTAGTTGCTTGGCCCACCGTAAGCAATCACAGTTTTGTTTGAGTTACTGTCAAATGTTGCTGAAATATAAAATGCTGTGCCACTAGAGAAAGTCACAGATGAACCAAAGCTGATTGACGAGCCAGAAACCGTGCCGACAACAGCCACCCCGTCAGAACCGCCACGTTGCCAACACATAATGACCTTGCTGTTGCTTGTGTCAAATGTTGCTGCTATTTGCTCTGCGGCAGACGTGTCAAATACAACAAAACTACCAAAACTTATTGATGTTCCGCTCACCGTACCTACGATAGCCGTGCCTCTAAAGGAACTAGCAACGTCTTGAAAGCCAATAACAACTTTATTTGAATTGCTATCAAATGTAGCTGCTATATGTTGAGCATTGTTTGACCTAAAAACAGATGGTGTTCCAAATGAAATGGAGGTTCCGCTTACTGAACCAACGATAGCGGTTCCATAATTGCTGTTACTGGAGTCTCTATATGCGATAACTATTTTGTTAGAGTTGCTATCAAAGACGGTTGATACAAAATTAGTTGTGCCAGCTTCAAAAACAACAGGCGTTCCAGCGCCTTCCGCAACACCCTCAACAACACTAACAGTCCCATCGCTATTAACAACAACAGGCTTACCATTCGGCAGTGTACCCGTAGCCTTGGCCCTATGCGTACCCTCTTTTAACTCTGGGATAGTTCTCATGGTCTAGCCTTTCACGATCATCTTTGTTGCCGATATGGCTGTGCCAGCGAAGACACTTGGGTCTCCAGCGGTTGTGGTTAGTGTGCCATCCGTCTGGACGTAGTATGCCTGACCCGCAGTCAAACCTGATTGCCTGTCGTTTATCGCACCTTGCACATCAATGGTGGCCCCAGCGGTGTCAGGGTAGCCGTTGCTGGCTAGGCCGATGTAGTTTTCTGCGGTGAGGTTGGTGACAAGGGTGTCCATACTAATAACACGACTTGCTCCGTATCTAGTTGAGCCAGTTGCATCAGAGTACATCATTGCAAATTTGTCAGCATTTACATCATACGTCATAGTGTACTCTTGGTGACTGCCAGAACCACTCACAAAAGTATCTACGACTAGACGATCACCTGCGCTTATACTGGTCCCGCTTACAGTTAGCGGGTAAAAATACATATCCGTGTTACCGCTGGAATTATCGGATATTAAAGCGCCCACTTGCCCTGCTGATGAATTAAAAGCCACGTGTGGCCCAGCACGATCCGAAGCCGATGTAGCAGAGGTAATCACAACTGGTGTTCCAAAACTTATAGACGTTCCAGAAACTGTACCGACTGCCGCTGTAGCATAACCGCTGTTTGCACTGTCTCTATAAACCACCACTGTTTTATTGTTTGTGGTGTCAAAAGTTATACCCATATAGGCGTCGGTACGGTCGTTCGAAATATTTGCCTCTGAACCAAAACTTATAGACGTTCCAGACACAGTGCCAACAAATACTTTCATTTTAAAGTTCGCATTGTAATCCTGACATACGACCACAACCTTGTTATTTGCGCTATCAAATGTTGCGTTTACATACACACAATAACCAGTCATAAAGACCACAGGCGACCCGAAACTAATACTCGTTCCAGAGACCGTACCAACTCTTGCAGTAGCTTTAAAAGAGTTGCTGCCATCAGCATACACTACAACAATCTTGTTGTTAGAGCTATCAAAGGTTATATTGTTCTGATTTCCCGTAGTATCATACTCAACTGAGCTTCCAAAACTTATGCTTGTTCCCGAAACAGTACCAACAATACAGTGCTTTCTATCAACATTGTTTTTGTAAAATGAGATTACAACTTTGTTGTTAGAGCTATCAAACGTAGCATGGCTTTGATCTGTGTTAATACTAGAATACACAACAGGCGTACCAAAACTTATAGAGTCTCCACTGACAGTGCCTACAATTGCAGTGGCATAATCACTATTATCATCGTCCTTGTAGCAAAAAATTACTTTATTTGAGTTCGTGTCGTAAGTTGAGCCTGTTTGCTCTACTGCACCATCAAAAATTACTTTGCTACCTACGCCAGCAGGGGAGCCTGTGCTTGTAATAGAACTAACAGTCCCGTTAGCATTCACAACAACAGCCTTACCATTGGGCAACGCACCACTGGCAATGGCGTTCAGCTTCCGTACTTGTGTGCTGGGTGTACCAATGGTGCGCATATGATTATTCTCCGTCTTCTGCTTCTGGGTCTACCCAATCAGGGTTCAACGTCCATGTAGTGCCATCAAGTTTATACTTGTTGCCTGTCCAGTCAGCAGGGGCGTTGGTCACGTTGTCAGTGATTGTCACTGTCGTGCTATTCAAGTCGCCAATGATGAACTGTGCAGGGTCTCCCACAGTGATGTTGTCAGCCGTGGCTGTGATTGCCACATCATCAGCAAGCAAATACTTGCTTAACTTAGTTGATGTTTCAACGATGGTTTTCATCAGATTATCCTTTCACGATGAGTTTGGTAGCCGACACGGCAGTGCCAGCAAGTACAGATGGGTCGGCAGGGGTTAAACCCAACGTACCGTCAACTTGAACATAGTAATCCTGCCCAGCAGTTAAACCAGACTGTGCGTCATTGATAGAGCAACCCGTCTGGACAACAGCAGATGTTCCATTAGCAGCAGCGCCCTTGGCAATGCCGATGTAGTTTTCTGCGGTGAGGTTGGTGCCAAGGGTATCAACAACTGTAACCAAACTTGTAACCCTTCGCGAGTTTGCAAGGTCATCGTAGAATAAAACTAATTTATCCGATGAAACGTCATATACAATGGGAGCAAAAAAAGTAGCTGCATTTGTTGCAGCCACGTTATTGTCCCCAAAAACTAAACTGGTCCCACTTACTGAAGCGGAAGAAATGTAATTCGGGCGAGGGGTGCTTTCAAAAGCTGTGCTAAAAACAATCTTATCATTAGAAGAGTCAAAAGCAATTCCCTGCATTTGATAATTTCCTACACCCGCCCCGATAAAAAACGATGGGTCTCCAAAGCTAATGCTCGTACCGCTAACCGTTCCGACAATGGCAGCACAGGACTCGCTATCACTACGAGCCGTGTAGCCAAAGACAACTTTGTTGTTAGTGCTGTCAAAAGTTCCGAATATCCTCTCTGCATTGTTGTTGCCATCCATAGAGACCCTAGTCCCAAAACTAATGCTTGTCCCGCTTACGGTTCCAACAATACTGTAACCTCTATCAGATCGTTGAAATGCGATTACTGTCTTGCTTGCGTTTGAGTCGTGAGCCATACCTATACTGTTAGTTTCACCGCTCTCAAACACAGTTTCAGAGCCAAAACTAATACTTGTGCCGCTAACCGTTCCAACAACAGCAGCGCCTCGACCAGAATT